AGAAAAAGTTGAAATGAGAAAAGGTAACGATTTAACAGATATAAGATTTGTGAAAGCATTGCAGAGTAATCTACAGTCTTCGCTTGATACTCCTCAAGGTAAAGAGGTGATGAAGTTCTTAGAGGAAGCTTGTATGTGGTATGAAAGTATTTTAGACCCAGTAGATAAAGATAGAATGTTAGTCAACGCTGGTAAGCGTGAAGTGCTCGCAACACTTAAAACTTTGATGCGATTAACACCCGAGCAAATAGTTGCTTTGGCAAAACAAGGAGATAGAAATGGATAATTTAAGCCCTTTTAAGGACAACTTAAACCCGATAACACAGTTCGTGAGATGTTATGATGTACCGCCTGTAGAACCAAGCGGGGGTGGTGGAACAACACCGCCAGTAGCACCAGTAGGCGGAGAACCACAGAATCCAAATGGTGAAGTTATTAACCCAGTTTCACCATTGGACACACCACCAACGCTAGCACCAGTAGCACCACTACCACCAGCAAGAGTTGAAGGATGGAAACAGGACTTAGAAGGTGATATGGCTAATAGTCCGAGTATGCAGAAGTTTGAAGATACAAAGGCAGGCTTTAACAAGCTGTCGGAAAGTTACTTAAACCTTTCAAAGCTTTTAGGTCATGAGAAGATTCCAGTTCCTAAAGGACCTGATGATATAGAAGGCTGGACAAGATACAATGAAGCAATGGGAGTTCCATCAGTAGCGGAAGGATATAATCTTCCTGATGTTGAGATACCAGCAGACCTTCAAGGGATGTCTTTTGACAGAGGGCAGTTCTCGGAGATAGTACATAAGCTCAATCTCACTCCAGCTCAAGCAAGCGGTTTGTGGGGTGTTTATACTCAGAAGAGTATTGACACATATCAAGGTGCTTTGAGAGCAAGAGAGGGTGAACTCAATGGTATTAAGAACTCTCTGATTCAAGAGTATGGTGATGCTTACCAAAGTAATATCCAACTCGGACAGATGGTTATTAATAAGTTTGCAGCCGACAAAGATGATAATGATTATATAACAGCTCTCTTATCTAAAGATGCTAGAGGCATCAGATTCTTAACAAAGATAGGTGGAGAGTTTGCAGAGAACAAGATTAGCGACTTTAAGTATAGCAGACACAGCCAGACTCCAGACCAAGCACAGGCGGAGATAGATGCGATACTAGCTGATCCAAACAATGCTTACAACAATGAGCACGCGCCAGAAGAAGAGCACAACAAGATGGTAGAATATGTTAATAACTTATATTCACAGATAGCAAAGGTTAAGCAAGGACAAGTTACGATACCCCTTACTCAGCCTTAATGACTGGTCGGACAAGTTGAAATACCCCGACAATGCTGTACGCTTAAGTGCGACCCTTGAAAGAGGATAATCAACCTTTAGCAAAGGTGAAGCAAAGAGATTAACCTTAAAGAGGAGCAACTGATGGCAGACTCACAGAATGAGATTTTCGCACAAGCTTACAGTCGCAACATTATGCAGTTGGCTCAACAGAAGTACAGTAAGTTGATTAATACTGTATATATCAAGCCGAATGTAACTGGTAAGACATTCTTCCAAGACAGAATAGGACAATGGAATATGTCAGCAAAGGGTGGTCGTAATGTAGCAACACCGAACAACGATCCGAACCTTTCTCGTAGAATGGGTACTATGCTTGACTTCCACGATGCAAGGCTTTTAGACAGAGGTGATGAAATCCGTACTATCTCTGACCCTAGAAGTGCTTACAACATCGCAGCAGCTGGTGCTTTGGGTCGTACGATTGATGATAGGATTCTTGCAGCCGCAGTTGGCACAGCTAACTATGGTGAGACAGGTTCAAGTTCAGTAACACACAGTAACGTAGTAGCCACGACTGCTGGCTCTCTTTGGCTCTCAAACATCACAGATATCAAATTAGCTTTTGATGATGCTGATGTAGAAGAAGAAGATAGAGTTATGGTTGTTACACCTACTGTCTTAGCTCAAATGCTTGAACAGGAGCAGATGACTTCTGCTGATTATAATTCAGTTAAAGCTTTAGTAAAGGGTGATATTAATACCTTTATGGGCTTTGAATGGATTAAGTCTACTAGAATTGCTAAGATTTCTGGTGGTAATGCAACAGCAGCTAACTACTCTTGCATTGCTTACAACAGATATGGTATCTGTGCAGCTCTAGCGTCTCAACCTCTTGTAAGAACTGATGAGAGAACTGATTTAAGTTACTCTTGGCAGATATACTACGAGCTTAATGTCGGTGCAGTTAGGCTTGAAGAAGCAAGAGTTGTCTCTGGCAACGCCTAAAGGGTATAGTTGTTAGGGTAATTTTATTCCGCTATAGGCGGGAAGGAGCGGTACGAATATGGCAGCAACAGCTTTTGACGCAGCTAATGTAACAAAGTTTAACGCAGGTGGTAGTGGGGATAATGTTATCTCCGATGGTTATATCAAATCAGTAGAGAAGATATGGATTGATAGCTTCACGCTAACAGGCACATCTACTCACAATACTATTGATATAGCTGTGATAGATAGTAACAAGAAGATTACATCAATCGATGTGACTCTCTTGGCAGGAGCTTCATTGACAACTAACACCATAAGAATAGGACATCAGGGCGATGCGGATGCGTTCTTTAGTGCAGAAATAAGCTCTAACGAGACTTTTGCAACTATCAGCATACCTTATGGTCTGTTCCAGACTGTAGGGTTAGGTATTGCACCTTGTCACGGGAGTGCTGTAATGCCTCACACCACGGATGGAACAACAGGCACGATTACTGTTGATCTATTCAACTGGACAGTAACAAGTGCGACTATTAAGACAATAGTTCGCTACACTTAAAGATAATGGTCTTGGGGGCGAAAGCCCCCTTTACCTTATAAGGAGATGATATGGCTGTTACTAAGACTTCACTTGTAAACAAAGCTTTAACTTTAACTGGAGCTAATCCAATAACTAATATAGATGACTCTGCTCAGAATGCTAGAGTAGTTAATAGGGTATATGAAATATCTTTAAAATCTATTCTTTCAGAGTGCAAGTGGAACTTTGCTACCAAGAGAAGGCTTTTGTCTTTATCGGCTAATACTATGGCTTGGACTTACACCAATGAAGTTTATGTATATACTAAACCTGCAGAAGTTATAAGAATCTTTGGAACTAATGACGATGACGCTGAGTGGAGAGAAGAGGGAGATTACATAATATCTGATACCGCTGGTCTGGGAATTATATATACTTATTATCTTGATACACCAGCTAAATATCCACCAGCATTCTTAGAAGCACTAATAGACAAGCTTTGCTCAGATATAGCTTATATGATATTAAACTCTAATACAGTTGCCTCAGGCTTCTTGGAGAAGTATCACAAAGTATCTCTCCCAAAAGCGACAGCAATAGATGCCCAGATTGGTAAGCAACAATATGTTAAAGATGATGCTTGGGTTAGGTCTATGGATCAAGATGGGAGTACAACTCTATAATGCCTAAGCTAGATCAAAGTTGGGGAGATAGTAAGCCAGTAACTCTGTATGCCAAGCGTACTGATGCAGACTCTAGCATAACAATAATATACGAATGAAAATAGATCATATTAAAACAAGTTTCGTTGGCGGAGAGTTCAGTCCATCTCTCTTTGGTAGGACAGACATTCAGCAGTATGACTATGCTTGTCAGATAGTAGAGAACTTCTTGATTAGACCTTATGGTTCTGCTATATCAACACCCGGATCAGAGTATATGTATGAGAGCAAATCATCAAGCACTATAGCAAGGCTTGAGCCTTTCATATTCTCTAGGACTAATGCCTATGTAATTGAAGTGGGGAATCTATACTTTAGGTTCTATGCTGGCGGAGACGATGGCGGTATCGTTGTAACAACTGGAACTACACCTTTTGAAGTTGCTCACACTTATACAGAGTCTGAGATATGGGATTTACAGTTCACTCAAAAGAATGATGTCTTATGGATATTCCATCCAGATCACGCACCGGCACAGCTTACAAGGAAAACAGCATCTAGCTGGACTCTTGCTGACTTAGCTTTCTTAGGTGGGCCATTTATGGATGACAATACTGAGGCTACGACTCTATCGGTAAACAACTCATCTGGAACTATTAATATTACTGCATCATCAGCTCTGTTTACTGTCTCAGGCTCTACAATAGGGCATACAGGTTCATTCTGGAAGATAGGCGGTACAAGGACTAACTCAACTACAGGACTTGAAGAGCAAGGATATGTACAAATAGATAATGTTGTAAGTACGACTGTTGTTACTGCATCTGTAATAAATATTATAACTGTTACTGGAGCGACTACTTCGTGGGCTGAGGGTTCTTGGTCTGCTGTTAGAGGTTGGCCTGCTTCTGGTGCTTTCTTTGAAGGCAGGCTGTTTACAGCAAGGACAGATTCAGAGCCTAACAAAATATGGGGTTCTAAGACTTTTGTATATGATGACTTCTTAGCAGGTGCTGAGGCGGATGATGGGCTTGTCTTTGCCTTGTCGGCTAATGAGTCTAATGATATTAAGTGGCTTATATCTTCTAATAAATCTTTAGTCGCTGGAACTTATGGCGGTGAATTTACCATTAAGTCCTCTGATGACTCTGGAATGACACCAACGAATGCTAATGCTCAACAGCAGGCATCTATAGGTTCAGAACCAATAAAGCCTAAGCGTATCGGTAACTTTGTTTATTATGTGCAGAGGTTTGGTTTAAAAATAAGGGAGCTATTCTATTCTTGGGATTTAGATACTTATAAAGCTATAGATAAAACTATACTGTCTCCTCATATAACTGGGGATGGAATTGTTGATATGGCTTATCAGCAGAACCCAGATACAATACTCTGGTGCGTTACTACAGGTGGAACTATAGCAACTCTTACCAGAGAGATAGACCAAGAGGTTCAGGCTTGGAGCAGACAGGTAACAGATGGATATTATGAGTCCATAGCGGTTATACCTTCACCAGACCACGCTTATGATGAAGTTTGGGTTTTAGTAAGGCGAACAATAGACGGAGATACTAAGAGATATGTAGAGAGGTTTAAAAACATAGTCGTACCAGACAGACAAGATGATTGCTATTATGTTCACTCTGGTTTAGCTTATTCAGCTTATGATGCTACATCAACTGGCACGGCTAATATATCTATATCTCCTACAACAAGCACTACGGATGCAACTATTACTATCACATCTTCAACAGCTTACTTCTCAAGTGATGATGTAGGACAGAGGATAAGAGCGATAAATTCTGATGGTGATACAGTAGGTGAGGTTGAGATAACATCATACACTTCAACTACGATAGTAAATGGAATTGTAAGATATGTGTTTGATGACCACGCTTATGATGGTGGAGATTGGGGGTTGTCTGTAGATACTATATCTGGATTAGATCACTTAGAAGCCAAGACTGTTGTTGCCTTAGCAGATGGAGGTCTTGATCAACCTAATAAGACTGTATCTAGTGGAACGATAACTCTGGCTTATGATTATTTCAAAGTAATTGTGGGCTTACCTTACAATCAAACAATACAGACTCTACCAATAGAGGGTGGTTCTCAAAGAGGAACATCTCAAGGCAAGATACAAAGAATAAACCAAGTAGCCTTAAAGGTAAACCGCTCTCATTTAGGTTTCTATATAGCTGGCACAGAAGAATTGTTAGAGAGAGTAAACTTTAGAGACCCTACTACTTTAATGGGTACTCCAGAATCTTTATATACTGGTGTAATAGCTAACATTAATTTTAGGGATGATTGGACATATGGTGCTCAAGTGTACCTACAGAACCAAGACCCTCTACCTATGGAAGTCTTAAGTATAATTTCAACTGTTACTACAAATGATAAATAAGGGGTAATTATGGGATTGTTTACTGGAATACTGGCAGTAATGGGAGTAGCTCAAGCGGCTTCTCAAATTTCAGCTGGAAACGCTGCCAGCAGAGAAGCTAAATACAATGCTGGTCTTTATGATCAACAAGCAGAGGCAATAGAGAGCGGTAAGAAGATTGAGTCTTATCAGTACGATAGGAAGAGAAGGTCTTTAATAGGCTCTATCACTCAGAGGACAGCCAAGAGCGGGTTTGAGTTCTCTGGAAGTCCAGTCCTTGTTATGATGGACTCTGTTGCTCAATTAGAGCTTGATAGACAGATAGGGCAATACAATCTTGATGTACAGAAATCACAGGCTAAAGGTATGAGTACAATGTATAAGAGTAAGGCTAAGTCGGCTAAGTTGGCTGGTTATACAAATGCTTTCACTACCTTACTTAGTACGGCTTATATGACAAATGCTATGACTGTTAAAGGGATAGGAGCACCACAGCAAATAGGAAGCCAAAGAGGCTATAGAATG